GTATATCCCTCATCGGTTAGCGTTTCGCGGTTTTGTACGCGCTCCACCTTTTGCATCTCCTCGCGTGATGGGCCATTTTTATCTGTACCTATCCCGGCGTTTTTGCAGGCAATTCCAATTGATGAGGTTTCGCAATTCTCTAGTGGAAAATCACGATTTACACCCCTATCAGCTGCAACCTCTCGGGCATGGCCAGTGCTAAATGGCACAGTATCGATAACATTTCGATATAACTCGCAGCGCATAACAAACACATTTGCATCACTTGGCAAGGCCATCGTGCGAATTGCACCGTCCGGATGCTTTACCCAAAACAATTTAATTCTTTCTGCAACAGTGGTGTAATCAGCTAGATTAAAGCTCATAACAACATCCCTTGACCTACCACGCGCCACACAATGCAATCATGGCCCCGGTCATTTTTACGCACTGACCCACTATCTATTACTAAGCCGTCATTTTCTAAACTTTTGCGTGTTGGCCTCAAAGTGTCACCGCTGAGATGTAAAGCGAATTGCATTTCTTGATCCGTTGCACCGCGCATACCTTTGCCCAATAAATGCTCATAAACCGCCAATCGAATTGAACCCGTTTTAGGGTACACCGACTCAGCGACATTGCGAGATGTAGGCTTAGCGTTTTTGGCAATAATTACAACATTGCGGTCAATTTCATTTATCATGTTTGACCTCGATGTTGCGCTTGCCTAAGTCATGGCCAGCCCTGAAGCCATCATCTAACCCGCGTTCATTGCCTAGCGTATAAGCCACATAAACTGGCAAAGTCATTAAGGTAAACAGAATAACAACCCAAATTGGTTGCGGTATTTGTGCAAGTAATTGATACATTATTTGGCCTCGCGTTCAGCTGCAAATGCTTCAACCACTGCTAATTCAAAACGGTAATGCCCGCCAAATGTTGTTTTGTGTGGCAATTTGCCTTCGCGTACTAGCTTGCGCACCGTTGATCCTGCGACCCCTAACACCCATGCTGCATCCTCGGTAGTTAGTAAGCCTTTAAAACTACGCATTTTCGCAATCCGCAATAAGTGCTTGCATCTGTTCTGGTGTGCAGATTGTGGACATTCTGGCAGCTAAGTAAGCAACGCCATTATCGCCCCATTTGCTCTCGACTTTATCGCCTAACACAATTGCCAATTCAATTGGCGCAGTGTCATATTGACCGCGTATTGCATCAAGATAACTGGGCAGACTTGCCAAAGTATTAATCAACACTGCTTCCAGTAGTTCAATATCGCCTGACTGATAGGCGGTTGTTAAGTTTTCGCCTGCTAATTTAACGCCTTGCTCTATTCTGCAAAGCTCATCTTTCATTGCTGACATTTGAGGCCCTTACTATTATGTTGTACTACGCCATTCGGCGCATATAGCGATAATAGCGCATTATCCCTTTTGCCTGTCAATCCCTGTGCGGTGTGTCTTGCGAGATTAAATGGGCATAGATAGCATCTATTCGACTCTCTAAGCGGCAAATTCTGCCCTCTAGGTTATGACCGCCGTTGTGGTCAGGTTTTAACTCACTCAGGTAGTGCTTGACTAGCCAGCCCACACACCCCACAAACGAGCCCACAATGGCCGTTATAGCCACCAATAAACCCGCCCATGAGGTTATGGTCATTTGTTTAGCTCTGTGTGTAAGTAACGGCTACTTGCCCGCCACCTGCCATGAGGTTATAGGGCTGTAGTTCAATCCAGCCTTCTCCCACGCCGTTGAATCCGACACCATTCATTTCGCCCGACATAGAAAATAGCACTGGTTCCATCCAGCCATCATCTGCTCCACTGCCACCGCTCGACCACGCAACCGACCCTGAGCAGACTGTGCCGCTTGGTGATGAAAAGACCATCTGGTTAGTGTTGTGTTCGATTGATCCATCAAAATCATAACCCCAGCCCTGACCGCTAGGCACTTCACCTATTGTGCCGAGTGGATTGTTGCGAATAGTTAAGTGATAACCCGAGTTGTTAGTTACTTGAAAATGTACTGGGCCCATAATTATTTACTCCCTACTGGAATCTTTAAAGCTTTGAGCACCGGACCGATAAACCCGGCAATAGCGGCGTTGCTTAAAGTCTTTGGATCAGTTATACCGGACAAATACAAAGCCGCGACTGATGCAAGGCTAGCGCGCAGCCAAGACATTGCAGGCTTTTTTAATGCCTCAATTGATTTGTGCATTGGTTTTCTCCTTTTTATTTGATAGGCCCAATTTCTCAATCAATGCAGCGACCTTCTCCGCATCGAGTGAAATCTCGAAGTGCATTTCATCTTTTCTGCCTTTGTAATCTCCACCCCATCGGATGCCATACTTTTTGCATAACGCTTGAATCAACGCAACTTGCACTGTTGAAAATGTGCCAGCAGAGCCAAGTGGATGTTTTGTAGCATTAAGGTCAATTGCCGTACCGCTTGAATGATTGCTAAGCACTGTTTGGCTTCCCCTTATTTCACGGTAACAATAACCCCAATCATCATTGCCATCATCTATAGCTTCGATGTGCTCATGGAATTGCGATGCAACGGCGACAAGTAACGGCGCAACCTTTTCCGCGCATCGTAATTTAACGCCGGAATCGGCAATGGCGTATGACCTCACGCCAATCTCGTTTGGGTCTTTAGATGCTGGCCACCCGTTTTGGCTAGTTACCAAGTGCCGCTATTTCATCGGCGGTTAATCCCAACGCCGCAAGTTTATCCGCTGCGCTTGCTTTATTTTCTGTTTTTAATTGCGCTGTTGTTTCTTCTTTTTTTCTCGCAACTAATTCTTTAGCATTGTCGGCTTCATATTGCGCTAATTCTTTATCATTCATTTCGCGCGATGAGTATTCGCCAGTTAAAGCATTGTAATCATTTGTTATAGGTCTTGTCATTTTATCGCTCATTTCTTTAGTCCGTAAACGGTTGCATCGCCGCTGATATTGCCGCCACCTGCTAAGAAAAATCCTAATCCGTCAAAGACAGTATTAGCCGCAAATAAACCGCCGCCAGTTCGATACACGAAATTAGTCGAAGTATTACCAAATATCTGCCAGACAAGTGAAGTTCTAACTGCTTCATAAGGATTAAAAATCCAAATCACTAAACCAGCAACGTGAGGCGACTCGACTAAACCTGCCGTCCTAAACTCGCCGACTCCGCTTCCATTTATATTCGTTGCGGTTCCACCAACCTCTAAACCCATTGAGGCGTAATAATAAGTCGAGTTAGTGTCATTTGTACCACCCGAACGCATACGAATAGAAAACGCATTGGCGGCGGCTGTGCCGACCATATTATCGAAAACAATACAATAATCGTCATAAGTGGCAGAGAAAACGCTTGTCAAACTTTGTGCGCCAGCAGCCGTCCAAGCAACTGACGAAATTTTTACAAAATCACCACTTGCCGCCGCTGGTGTTGCCCAAGATGGCACTCCGCTTGCGACAGTAAGCACCTGAGCCGATGAACCAATACCAAGTCGAGATAATGCGCCCGAACCTGTTCCGTAAACTAAATCGCCGTTAGTAGTTAGTGTGCTAATTGTTGGCGTTGTTAATGCTGGACTGGTTAAAGTTTTATTTGTTAAAGTCTGCGCTGTTGTTTTGTCTACTGTAACAGCTGTGTCAATCGCCACCGTTGGCACTGGGCCAGTGCCGGATGTAACGCTGATGCCATTGCCTGCTGTAATGGCTGTTATGTCGCCCGAGGCCAAAGCGTTCCAAGCAGCGCCATCATAATAAAACACTGTGTTTGAATCTTGCAGGTAGCTCATCATGCCTTCAGCTAATACAAGACTCAGCGCACTTGTGCGCGCCGCCGAAGTAGCAAACACCATTACGGTCTGCTCGTTTAAGTAAGTATTTACCTGCGCAGCAGTTAAAACATCACCGCTGACAAATAACTTATATCCTGCACCAGCCATTTTGTTTTCCCCTTAATAGCTCAAGATGCTTGTGGCATCGTCAAGCTCTGAGTAGTTTAGTATAAAACTATCTATTATTGCTTCAAGTGTCGTGAAGTTTTGCCGCCATGAATTCGGAGTAATTTGGTAATTAACGCCAAAGACTTGCAGGGTTTTGCTAAGGATTGACCCGCCCGGTTGCGTGGTGTTCACCGTTACGGGATCAAAGAAATCTAATTCAAGGGCTGCCAGCACCATTGCAGCATCTGGGTAGTACAGGTCAAGAATTAGCGCATCGCATCTAATTGAGGTTTCTGCGCGGCTGGCAATGTAAGCCTGCGCATACTGCAAAGCATCGGCATCGCTAGAAAACATCGTCGCGGTCTGATTGTAGGAGTGCGCAAAATACTTGGTGACACTAGCTGCATTTACTACTACCTGCGCTGTGCCACCTGTCGGGGTCACACTTGCTTGGTTGTACACCAGCACATCATTAAGCACCCAATCCGCATTAAAATAATGCAGATTTGTGCCGTTATCGTTAAACACCTTTGGCGTACCTGATACAGATGTGGATGTTGTTGTGCGGTTTTTAAATACAAATGAACCGCTGGCATCAACATAGAACGCGCCAAATTCTACTAGCTCGCATTTTTGCGCAGCTGATAGCGCGGTGGTTGCAGTGTTGGGATTGGCCTGCACTGTACTCAATCCAGTTTCAATTGAGCGCATTGTGGCAGGCCATGAGATTTGATCAAGGATTTGGCTAACGCGGGTTGAGGTCAAATCGCCCGCGCTACTACCTGCAACGGTTGTTATCTGCGCCATTTGTACCAAACGCATTGCATCTACAGCTTGGATGGTTGTATAGTTTAATGTGTCAGCAGAATTGTTTGGCTGAGTAGTCAAATAATTAGTTATGAATCCAGAAAATAACGGGTACACCACATTTAAACTGGTGGCAGTAATTTGCACCTTAACCATTGGTTGCAAAAGATTATAGTAGGGCCCGCTGACATTTTGGGGGTTGAACGCGCCCGAGGTATCGAGTATGCGCAACGAGAGTGTGCCTGCTTGGAATTGATCAGCCTGCGCATTGCGCCCGCGTTGTATTGAGATTGCATTGATTTGGTCTGATACATCCACAATAACTGCCGCTGCATCGGCAAGAATGTTGGTGTCAAGTATGCCTGTATCCAAAATCATGGCTTGCGCAAATGATGGGCCTGTTGAGAAGTTAATAAAGGCTTGAACGGTTGGGGCTGTCATATCGCAATGGCCCCTGCGTATTGTAATGATGTGCCGTATCGGCCAAGGTTTTGAATTACCGTTTGCACTGCATCGGCAATAACTTGCTCGCTACCTACAACGCCCGCATTGACTGAAATGTTATAGACATTAGTTCCCATTGGGTCAGGGTTTCCAGCCCTACGCGCTGCGCCTGCAAAGCCAGCATCACCGCCTGCAGTTACCGCATCAAGAAAATTATTGAAATCAGTTTCAGCTTGCACTTGCGCAGGCGTTGGCCCGCTTGGCTCTGTTAAAACAACAGGGATCGGTGCGACTATGACTGGTTTAGGTGTTGGGGTAGGTGTTGGGGTAGCAATGACTTTGCCTTCGGGTGTCACCGCTAAACCTTGCATTCCTAACAAACCAGCAGCACTGCCGGGGATTTTTAAATCTCTTAACAAACCATTTATTTTGTCAATGATGGCTGGCCAATCGGCAAACGGATCATCAGCCTTTGGCAAGGTAGCCAGCAGGTGTGCCAACTCTTTTGTCTTTGCATCGTTTTCTTTTAATAATCCCAATAAACGAAGTGCCTCAGCCCCTTCATTTTCTAAGATGGCTTTTTGAGTCAGTAACCGCAGGCGCGTATCTTCATCAATTCCAAACCGTAAAGCGGCGTTGATCTGTA